GTCGTTGGCATCGGCTGTTGCATCTCCCGTTGCCGCAACGCTGTGGTCAGCAGAGAGACTGAGGGGATCGGAGTAAGCAGCCGCTCCTCCACCACCAGGAACAAACGTCCCCAGACCCGCCATGTCACGAGCGACTGGAGTGCTTGCATTGCTTCCGTCTTCAGCCGTCGTTGCAGAAAGAAGAGCCTTCTCAGTGTTCCGGCCCAACTCACGCATTGCCTTGTCCAACTGGTAGGCAAAAGCGTCGGTCATGCCAGCGTTCTCGACGGCTCGCATGGTGTCCGTCACCTCGAAGTCACGACGGAAGATCGCCGTGTAGTTGCTCAAGCGAACCGGCTTCTTGGTGACAGTGTGATCGAAGGCAGCACCTTCCACAGAAGCGGTGGTGCTTACGGCCTCAAGATTGTCAACCAGCCACTCGTGGACGGTGGAACGTGCTTGAGCGGTGGCGATCATCGACATGAGCGGGGTATCCGCCGGGTCGATGTTGGAGATTACATCCGACAAGTCCTCACGGATGGAAGCCTGAAGGGTTCCGTCTGAGGTGCCGGTGTAAGTCGTAAATTTGTCAATAGATGCCATTGGCTGTTATAGCCGGGGCTTATTCGTGCCGCTTCCACAACTGGTGCTTCGCCAACAGATTCCGAGTGTCTTGGGCACGACCACTGTTCAAGGCGTTCGTGAGATCCTGCTTGAAGTCGCCTTCGCCAGTCGCCGGAGGTGCCGGGGCACTTCCTTCCAACTGGGCCGGGACTTGAGGAACCCCACCACCCTGCATCATTCGACGCAAGGCTGCGGCCTGAACCGCTCGATACATACCCGTAGGACTATTCTGCAATCCAGGGTCAGAGTCATACTCGTCTGCCGCCGCTTTGAAAAGCTCACTGTTCTGATGTTTCAGCTCAGGGAACTCTGCTTCCGCTTGCTGCCACGATTGTTCGGACACGGACTGAAACGCCTGCTGTTGATACTGCTGTTGCTGTTGCGTAAGCAGTCCCTCCAGAGTAGTGTTCGCCGTCCCCTGTGCAGACAGTTGAGCAATCTTCGACATAGCCTCGGTGTACTTCACGGGATCGTGGAAGTGTTCCGCCGCTATTTGTCTCAGGCTCTCGATCTGCTCATTGACCTGACTTGGTGGTTGCTGAGTCGGCTGTTGTCGCAGCATCTCCAGTTGCTCCTGAAGTTCTGCGGCCTTTGCCTCGGCTTCCTTTCGTTGAGAATTTACTTTTTGAAAACGGTCATACGGGACTCGGTGATCCTTGCCCGGTTGACCAAACCCCGAGGCTGGGGCGTTATTTCCAGTATTCTCAGACGATTGTGCCTCACCGGAGGCCGGTGCCTCCGAGCCGGGTGCCTGGACCCCGGACTGTTCTACCGGCTGGGCAGCAGGGGTGCCCTGATCTTCTCCTGCCATGTATCCTCCTTAACTCCAAATGTTATCATGGAGTTCCTATATTCTTAGAACTTACAACTATACTGTTTGTCAAGAACTTTTTTCTGTCGCCGCACATTCTGCAAAAACAGACGACATCAAATCTTCGACTCCACGGGCCATTCCCCGCACTTCATGCAGGACTGCTTCCTCCCGAGTGTTGATCAACGTATTGAACAACTCTGTTTTGATCCGCTCGGCCAACAACTCAAGACAGGCAAACTGCCCTGATTCAACCAAACTCCTACACGCTTGCCGGATCTCCCTCTCCTGGTCCTCTGGACTCAGGGTCTTCAACTGGTCCACCTTCGAGTCGTGGATCTGCTCCAACGGGCTGACTTCCACCCATCCCCCCTTCTTCTGGAAGCTCCGGCAGTATCATGTACATCCGGCTTCCCTGATTCGTCACCTGTGCCCCCTGTTGCTGCAACTGTTGCAGAATCGAGGCATCTCCCATCATTGCCATGTGCAGGGCCATGTGACCCATCAACAGCAACGTCAATTCTTGATCGTCGGCATTGGCCTGAATCGCTTGCTCCAACACAGGAATATGCAACTGGTGCGGGTCAGACTGATCCACCGGAGCCACCATTTTCATGGTCTGCATCAGCTGAATCTCTGACACCTGCCTTTGAGCAGCGTCCTCTTCAAACAGGCCCGGCCCCCTCAGAAGTCGCTTCGACGAACGGAAATCGCTGTTCTCGAAGTAATCCCTCAGCAGTTCATAGTGGTTAATGTACTGGCTGAACATGGGGTTCGAGGCAATCTGCATGTCGGTCATTGCCTTGTTGACCCGGCTACGGCTGGAGATATTGTCCAGCGTTCCGGTCGGCACCAGGTCGAAGTCTTTGTACAGATCGAAGCGATCAAAGACGATGGGGTCAGGACGACCCTCCACCGACAGCATGACCGACATATCCCCGTACTGTGCCCACAAGAAGATCGTCTGGCGGTGCAGCCTTCTCATGCTCTCTTGGAAAATCTGCAAGTCGAGGTTGGCCACCATGTCCGAGATTCTCGCAATCTCCGACACCTCAGTAGCCGTTCGTCGCTCGACTCGCTGGTTCACGTTACTCAGTCCGAAGTCCGTGATTCCAACGTATTCCTCCGCATACGCCTTCAGAGTTCGCTCCTCATTGTCAAACGAGAAGTCCAAAGGCTGCATGGTCAACGGCTTCACATCGTCCATTCGACGGACAGGAATGTAGGAGCCTGGACGGAATCTCAAGTTGGAAGAGTTACGGATCGACCCCTCTCTTACCAAGAAGGTCAGCGAGTTCTGGATCGACATGCGGTCCAGCTTCGCATTGTGCTGGGCGTTAATCTCCGTCTGAATGTCGTTCAGCATTTCAGGGATACCCCGAGGAGAGTACCAGCGTGGCTCACTCATTTCGTGAGTGAAACGGGTGAACGGCCACATCCCATGCTCATAGGGGTATTGGATCAGACGCAGCACCGTGTTGCTTCTCGGGCTGATCGTCATGACGCACTTCTCAGGAATGCCGTCACCATTGATGTCATGGTGAAAATAAATCTCGTAAATCTCCACGAACGAAGACTCACCGCTTTGCAGCGTTCCCTCACGAGTATCTTTAAGTTGGTCCAGCACTCCGTCAGTTCTCAGACGGTCGCTGGCTCGCTCTTCCTCTGCCACCTGAAATGCACCGGCTCGGTCATACATTCCATTGACTCCACGCTCCTTGATCGCCGAAGGCTTGAGGAACATGCGATGAGCAATCCACGGCAGATCGTCAATCTCATCCAGAGAATCCCAAGGCACCACAATGTCCCGAGGATCAACAAAGACCCAGCGAGGGGCGTTGTACTTGGTCTGCTGAATGCTGACTTCAATCTTGTCCTTGCCCGACTTGAACTGATTGAACATGGACTGGAAGGCCATCACGTCGTCGGCACTGTTGTTAATCACTCCCATTTGCTGGGCAACAGGAATCATGTCCTCTTCAGTGACGGCTTCTCGATCTAACTCCATGCCAGACAGATCCAGCTTTCGAGTCACCCGCTCCGTCTTGTGTTCCCAAATGCACTTCATGTAGGACTGACCGTAAGTCAGGAAGCAGTCAATCGAGTGGATTTGAGCTTCACGGCAACGGTTCATTCGGTAACGCAAGAGCCAGTCATAGAAGGACTCAATACGACGGGCACGTTCTGGGTCAGCGTCACCCAAGGGTTCAATCGAAACCACAGGGTTCATGCCAAAGACAGCATTCACGAAGACGGGCTTTTGGTGACGAATCACCTTATCCGTGAGAGGCAGGTTGATATTAGAAGAACCAGGCCACGGGAAGTCTTTCTTCTCCCGCATACCGTAACGCTTCTTGTACCACTCATCGCAACGGTTCTCCCATTCCGAACGGTGGCTGATCGCTTGGTCTACATAACCCACAACCTCGTGGATCTTGTCCTCTGAAATGTTCAGCTGGACGGCCCCTGACTCTGGGTGCTGTTCCATTCTAAACTCCGTATCCAGTTATGCCGTAGTCGTGAGCGTCATCGACCATGACGGATTGACTCATGCTGTACGCTGGCTCGTAGTCCAGCAAATACCGCAATGCGTCGATCATGTCTTTGCCTGTTTCGTCGGGACGCTCCTTGGCCCCGTACTCTTTCTCCATGTCACGCTGGTTCCAAATGTAGTTCTCGAAAGCCCAAATCATGTTCCTGCAAGAACGCATTACCAACAGTTTGGGTTCTCCCAAATCGGTGCGGAGTCTCTCATGAATCCGTTGGTGCCCCAACTGGATGTCGTTGTTTATCTCTGAGTAAAAGTCTAGCCCGTGATTGGCGTACTCTTCGATTAGAGTTGTTCCCGTCATGATCGAAGGAGTCTTACCGAAGTTCGGGTCAATGATTCTTTCGTAGATTTTCTCAGTGCCCTCTTCAATACGAATGATCGCAGCGTAATCACGGACAGACTTGTGTGCTGTCTTGATCTTGCCGAACTCGTCATGAGGCCACTCTTTGTAGCAAATGATCTGGTCTTTCGGATTGACAGCAAACCACGCCATGTAACTCGGACGACGGTCGTGTGGGTCCATGACCATAAAGCGAGGCCACTCATCGGGAATCTTGAAATCATCAATGACATGCTTGTCTCTTGCGAACGTGGGAAATATAGACCCCGACAAGTGGCTAAACTTTCCGTGGATTCGAGCTTCAATCTCTTCTGGTAACAGGTCTTTGATAAAAGATTCTTTCTCGTGCTCAGGGATATGCGGGTTGTCCATCAAGTCTAGATGGAACGCTCCAATCCTGTGACCGTCTGCTTTGGCGTAAAGCTCTGAGTAAATCCACGGACACGCCAGCGGTGTAAGCGTAAACCAGATTCTTCCGCCGTGATCGAGACAGCCTCGTCGCACTGAAACAAACACGGGCCTTGGAGGTGGCTCGTCGAACCACACCCCATGCCAGTCGTGGCCCTCGTAGGTCGCCGGGTCCTGTTTGTAACTACCAATGTACAATCGGCTGCCCGTCGAGAAGGTCAACACCTCGGGGTATCCGTCGGTTCCGTTCCGGCTGTGAGTAATCCAATCCTTAGGACAGAAGGTTTGAATCTTCTTCATCAGAATCTTGTCCACAGACTTTCGACGGTCATTCACCATTGCCAAGATATCTACAGGTCCAGACGGTAAGTGATCTCTGTTTCCGTCAGGTCGGAATCCCATAAGGTGGGCAATCGTTTCAATCACGCCGACGGTAGACTTGCCGGTACGGTTGCCCCCAGTAATCAATCGGATTTTGGCTGGAGACTTGAGGAAGTTGATTTGATCGCCATAAGGGTCAAAGAACAGGAAGGGACATTCCTGCATGACTCTTTGCTTTTCCCTTAATCTCTTAAACTCTTCTTCAAGTTCTTCTCGATCACTCATCGTCAAACTCGTCTTCCTGAGTTTCGCCGACACTCTTTCTTAACTGCACCACCTGTGCTTGCAGTTCGTTGGTCGGCATTTTCGTCGGATCAAATCCCACGCTGACCCCCACCATGTTGACTTCAGGCTTCGCCAGCTCGGGATAGAACACTTTGATGAAATGCTCCATTGAGCGGGAGTCCCCGTCTCTGGCCTTCTTGAACAGGGCGATGGCGACCTCGTGGCCGTTGTCTCGGACCAAACGCATGGTGAAGTCCTGGACCAAAGCCTTTACGTCTGAGCGAGCGAGGTTGTAAATCTTTCCCTTAAAGTAATCATTGGCCTTCTTGCGAGCGTCGCCGACCTCTTCGTCACAATCGGAGGCGTTAAAGA